TCAGCCAACAAATTTAGCAACAAAATACGCAACCGCCGCCGTGAAAATGGTTGTGCACACTGGCACAATAATGCTACTCCAACGCCACTTCGTATTATCATCAACCTTGTCAAACCGCCGATTCATCTCATCCATAATCTTGTCAAAGCGTTTATCCATTGCTTCGGTAAGCTCACCCTTCAGGTTGTTAATGTCTGATTTGATCTGCTCTTTCAGGTTAGCAGTATCAGATTTAAGCTCACCTTTCAGATTCGCAATATCGCATTTAAGCTCACCTTTCAGATGCGCAATGTCTGCTTTGAGCTCACCTTTCACCTCACCAACATCAGCTTTGGTTGAGAGGTTTGTAGTGCGCTCAGCAAGCGTCGCAAGGTCGTTTCTTGTTAGCGATAAATCGCCTTCAAGTCGCTCAATTCGCCTTTCAAGTTTATCTGACATTCCACCTCCACTATCACCGCCTCCCCCATCGAAAGATGCGTCATCATTAAAATAGTTGCTAATGTCCTCACGAATGGGGGTTACGCCATGCTCCCTTTTAGCATATGCCACTCAGACTTCCTCCCAAACTATATATCCTTTATCTCTTGCCCAACGAACAACTGTGTGGGCTGTATATGTGGATGTGAAGCCGCAATAAGAACATGACACTTCATACCGAGTATTGTAGATGTTAATGGGCTCGTTCTCCTTGTGTATGGGGGTGACATATTCCCAATCATTTGAATCATCACAATCATCAAGTTCAGGGTCTGTGCCGTGGACAACCGTATGTGGAATAAACAAATCTGGGCGCCCACACGAGAGACAAGAGGTTCTGGCACCTCTATCTTTGAGGAATTGAATAAATAATTTGGGTGAAATCTGTTGCAGAACCTGCAAATGCCCACGTTCATTATCATTAAGGGACCTGTCTAGATATGGAAAATCATCAAATTTAAGAGGCTTCATATAAGGCATCTCCAAGAGGATTAAATCTCACCGCATCCTGCAGGTAATCCGGCGCAAGATGGGCATAAATCATCGTTGTCTGAATCTTCGCGTGACCCAGAATTTTTTGTAGCGTCAGAATATTGCCGCCGTTCATCATGAAGTGGCTGGCGAACGTGTGACGTAGTGCATGGACGGCCTGACCATCAGGAACGCTGGGTGCAACCTCTTTGATAGCGTCACGTACCAGCGAATAATCCAGCGACGGAAACACCAGTTTCCCGCCCCGCTTCTTGATTTTTTTAAACAACGCTTCAGAAACAGGAACAGTACGGTTTTTACTGTTCTTGGTATTCGAATAAGTAATGCGGCAATGGTGAACGCGGCGTTGTTCCAGCGCGGCCACCTCGCCCCATCTGGCGCCGGTTGCCAGCAGAACTTCAGCAGCCAGACGTTCATTGTCGGTATCGGCCAGCTTCTCAAGCAGCATGAAGCACTCCTTTTTGCTGAGATAGCCCATTTCCCGCTCGTCAACCTTCATTCCTTTAAGGCCGTGTACCGGGTTGTCGTGCAGAAAGTGGCCGGACGAAATCAGCGCTGAAAACATTGCGCCAAGTGCGCCAATCTCCCGGTTAATTGTGCTGGGCTTTACCCCCTGCTCCACCCGTGCTATCCGCAGCTCAGTCAGCATAGTGGCGTCAAGTTTATGCACACCCGGATCACCCATCACCTCACAGGTGCGTAACAGTTTCAGGTGCGAGTTACGCCCGGATTTCATTAGCTGGCCGTGATACTTCCACCACAAATCAATTAGCGCAGACAATGGACGGCGATCGGCGGGCGTTCCCTGCCAGTTGTTATTGTGTTGCTGCGCCAGAACCCACCGTTCATATAAAACCGCGTCAGATTTTGTTTTGAATTTTTTGCGAATGCGTCTGCCCTTACGTCCCTCCGGGCGCATATCCAGCAGGTATCCTCCTGCAATTGATTTGATCCCCATCCCTTACAACCTCAACGTAACAATGCCACCGTGCCCCCAGCGCTCCATTATCAGTCGTGCCGTGTACCAGTCTTGCGGGGTCTTTGTGAACGAAATGTGACATCGCACCCATTAGGGGAGAGAGAGGGACTTATCTGTCCGGCCGCTTCGTTAGTTTCATCACTCATCAGCCAAGTCGTGTATTTTTTGAGTTGTGGATGCATCGTTACTTTGAGTAAAACTTCAGTCCCTACCCCCCTAATTCCTGTTTCGTACTGCTTGACCGTACCAACCGCAATACCTATTAAATCCGCAAACTTAGCCTGACTTAGCCCCTCAGATTCCCGAATTGCTTTTAATTTATTCGAAATTTCTATTGACATGGTGTGTACCTGATTACTATATTGGTTATCAGTTGAGTACCACTTGACGCTAGAAAAGCCACAAATAGCACCAGATTTAACAGGTTAACACATCATGGCGAAGGTCTTGAATATATACGAACAAGTTGATATCGAGCGTTTGTCGGCGTTCTACCCATACCGTGATAAGCATGGGAATCCGGTACTGGAAGAAAGCCTGGAAGATTATGCGAAGCGCACCAATCAGACCGCTAATGCAGTGAAAAGACAGGCTGACAGGCTAGCGATCCCCATTATCCAGAATGAGAAAAACGCAAAGCGCCGCGTAAATCTTTACGCGCTTTTTCTGAAAACCATCAGGCACGCAGAAAAATACGTAAAAATGACGGAATAACGGTTATACGCCTAGGGAAAAACACAGCAATAAGAGCGTGAAATTCGGTGACATACGCCGGAAATATGAAGCGGCATTAGCAAAAGGGTTACACCCAATACTTTTAGCGGCGATCGCTTACTTACCGGTGTTTTGGTTACTCAAATAAACGAGGTCAAACATGAACACATTAATTAAAAACGTCCCCATCGCCAGAGCGGGAAAGATTATAGACGGTCGTGAAATCACACAATCAATGCTTAAGCATTGCGTAGAGACGTTTAACACTGATTATTATCAGCCGAATATAGGTGAGTTTATTGACGATCCAATGGAGACAGCCAATATTAAAAATCAGGGAAAAATAGAACGCCTGACACTGAAAGACGACACTTTATTTGCTGATGTTGAAATGTACATGCCCATAGCCGATGTAAAAAAGTTGTGCCAGTTTCCGGCTATTGCATACATGGAACACGAAAACCCCAAATTTAGTGCATTAATGTACGTAATTCTTGCTAAAAGACCCAACCGTGAAGACTGCATCGCCCTTAAAGATTGCGAAATGAGAGAGATATAAACACTACAGCAGAAACCACACCCCGATCGGGCGGGTTATCACGGCACTTTTTCACACTGTGAGGATGATGTTATGAGGAAACACACGGCAGAACAGGTAAACGAGTTCTTACAGGGGTATCACTTCGATAATGAAGTTAACCCCAGAGCCAGGAAAACACACTTTGAAGTTATGAAGTGCGGAATATTTAGTGTCCGCAATACCTTGTTTTACTCAAAAGATACAGATGCGAGCAAAGACCTTAAAGAACTTAACTGGATGACAAAACAATTAACTGACGGCGTCGTCCCCGACCCCGCCAGAATTACGGAGTGATAACAATGAATATTAGTTATTCCTTCACCATTCCAGAATCAATAGCCGTTATATCATTGGCCGCATTAATTATGTTTATGGCCGTGTGGATATTGATGTTTTTTTGACACATGGAGACAAAGAAGAAAGTATTCACAGCTTAAAAAACAAATGAATTTAACCGAAAAGAGGAAAACAAAATGGACGCCACCGCAAGGCAAAGAATTGGTAGCAGCCGGAATCATCACAAAAGCAACGGAGACACTGCAAATTGCCAATATGAGGCTTGCAAATCATGAATATCTGGTTGTCTCCGCAGAATTAATGGAAACAGCAAGGAGTTTAAAAACAGTAGCCCGACAATTAAGGGAATTACACGACCTGACTGAATAACTGATTAATTGACCTGGTTCATTTAAACACCGCTCACGCGGCGGGATTCGTACACCCCAAATAAAGGAAATAATAATGATTAACTCAAATAAAACCCTTTCCCAAAAAGCATTAGCCGGGGCGGCATTTTTGCGTATGCACGCCAAAGCAATGGCTGGCGACGATGATTTTTTTTGTCGCGATAATGTCTGAGCCTCACACCATCGCCGCTAACGCCATCGAACAGCTCGTTAAAGAAAACGCCGAACTCCGCGCCCAGCTCATCGCCTTTCAGAAAGCGGCTAACCCCGCTGTTGCCGTTGACCTGGCAAGCGGCCCGGATACCACAGCCTATTACACGCCTTTCGTAATAGGTACTCGCGTATGCCTGAAAGCGAACCCTGACCAACGCGGAACAGTAGTCGGTAGCTCTATCAGTTCATACACCGAGCATCGGTATTACGTCCGCTTCGACTCCGAATTTGAGGATAACCGCTGGGTAAAGGCCAGGAACCTGGAATTAGCCCCCAACAAATGAAGCTAATCATCCCCGATCGCTACCGCCAGAACAGGAAGAAGCCACGGGGAAAGCCGGAACGGGCAGCAAGAGTGGCATACAACCGTCTGCTGAATGATGACTGGTCGCATGTGCGTCGGCTGGAACGAGTACCGCCAGCCCGCGTAATCAACGTCATGTACCGCTATCGGCTGTTAAGTCTGGACGAAGGCCTGACATGGGAACTGCTTAACCATAACGAATACGTTAAGAGGATTAGACGATGCTACAGATGAAATTTAAACCCCGCTTTATTGAAGCGTTCCGCAGCGGTCAGAAGATAACCTCGCTGCGCATGATGCAGTTTAAATGCTTCCGGTCAGACAGAGAGGACAAAGAGGAATATTTTCACGACGACACCCTGACTAAAAACATAATCATACCTGACTACAGTGCTGACGCAACCATGTGGTTTAGTAAAGGTGCGAGATTTACCCACATATCGGACTTTACCGGACTTCTGAAAAGGCAACCCTACCAGACTTTGAGCAATATCGAACTGGTCACAGAAATCGAAGGCGGCGAAACAGTGCCGTTTGCCGTTGCCTTTATCAACGATATTTCCGTTATCAAGGGCGACCAGATAACTGACGAACACGCCATCAGGGACGGTTTTAACCCTGAAAATCATCCCCTCGCCGAACTCTTCGTATTCATGCGGGACGTTTACCCCAACAAAGACCCGTTAAACGAAATGTACTGGCTGTACACCTTCACCAACATTCAGATGTTATCTCAGTGGAGGGCTGACGCATGAAACCCGCCTTTATCTGCATTCTGTGCGAGAACGTCGCCACCGGCGATCAGTGCCGCATCAGGGAGCGTCACATTAATCCTGACCGTTCACTACTGGACAACATCACCGGCCCGGATGATGAACGCTTTATCTACCTGACCGACGGCACACAGCTACGTGTCCGCAACATCCGCCGTGAAATTACGATCGAACCCACACCATTCATCCCGAAAAAACAGCAAGGGGGCCGCTCATGAAAAAGCCCGCCCTCATCCGTTCCCCGCTCAAGTGGGCGGGCGGCAAATTTGATGTTATGCCGCAGCTACGCGAGCATTTACCCAAAGCAGGCTACCTGATCGAGCCGTTCGTGGGTGGCGGTTCTGTCTTCATGAATACAGACTATGACCATTACGTATTGTGTGACAGCAACCCCGCGCTGATTAATTTCTACAGGTTCCTGACCACTGACACCACGGCGTTGATAGATCGCTCATGGTCGCTGTTCAGGGATGGCGGCACACGCGAAGCCTACGAACGCAACCGCCAGACGTTTAATACCATCACCCTTGCGACCGCCAGATTACGTGGTGAATATCTGGAATGGGCGGCGCTGTTCCTGTACCTGAACCGCCACGGCTTTAACGGTATGCATCGCACCAACCAGAAGGGTGAGTTCAACATTCCATTCGGCAAGCACAGCCTGCCGTACTTCCCCTATATGGAAATGCGCCTGTTTGCCGATAAGGCACGCGAGACCATGACCCGCTTTGTTTGTGCTGACTTCCGCATAACGATGAAGGCGCTTCCTGATATCTGCCACGGTATTTCGTTCCATGCAGATAAGCTGTCTGACGCCGTTATTTACTGCGACCCGCCCTACCTGCCACTGAAAGATAAAGACAGTTTCACCCACTACAACGGTAAACCGTTTACCCGCGAAGACCACCGGTTACTTGTCGCGCATCTGATACAGGCAAATAAGCTTTACGGCGTTAAGTCTGTTATCTCCAACAGCGACACCGAAGAGACCCGCAAGATCTATTCGCCGTTCGAACTTCACACCCTGAACGTTCACCGTTCTGTCAGTGGTAAAGCCAGTTCACGCAAGCCAGTAAAAGAAGTGATCGGCGTACTGGATGGCCGGGAGAGGTACGTAAGCGCACCACGCCGGGCGGGAAAAGCAACAGTCATGGCGCAATGGAGGGCTACGTCATGCTGAAATATTACGAAGACTGGACACCGGAAGAAGAAGAGTCACTGATAAGCCTGTATCCGGATCATACTTTTCGCGAGATAGCCACACAACTGGGACGTACTAAAGCCGCCGTCCAGTTCAGGGCGATCCGTCTTCGGCGTGAAGGACGCCTGGGTCATAAACGTCACCAGTTCACACCGGAACAGGACATGTTTATTCGGACTCACCGCCACAGCATGACGCTGTCAGAGGTGGCGTCTCATCTGGGAAGAAAGAGCCGCACGGATATAGCAAACCGCGCTAAAAGACTGGGTGTTACTTACTGTAAATACGGTGACTTAAACCCTTTAACAAAGTATTCCGACAGCGACGTTGGACTCATTCGCGCTTTACGTGATGACGGCATGACATTTTCGAAAATAGCCGAGAAATTTGAAATGCCTGAGTCAACAGCAAGATCGATCTATCACAAACGATTTACCGCCGCTGACGCCATCGCAAGGGAGTACCTGCCGCGATGACCGCCACCGCCTACTACAACGAAATAGATCCTTTTGCCGCCGCCTGGCTGCGAAACCTTATCGACGCTGGTTGCATTGCTCCCGGCGTAGTTGACACGCGCTCAGTTGAGGAAGTTACCGCCAATGACCTTAAAGGATTCACACAGTGCCATTTTTTTCGCCGGGATCGGCGTCTGGTCTTACGCCCTGCGGTGCGCCGGATGGCCGGACAGTCGCCCCGTCTGGACAGGTTCCTGCCCCTGCCAGCCATTCAGCCAGTCAGGAAAACGCCGGGGATTCAATGACCCCCGCCACCTGTGGCCCACATGGCGCCAGCTCATTAAGGAGTGCGCACCTTACGTTATCTTTGGTGAACAGGTTGCAAGCAAAGACGGCCTCACATGGTTCGACGCTGTACAACTTGACCTGGAAGAGGCGGAATACGCCGTCGCTGTTGTCGATCTTTGTGCTGCGGGCTTCGGTGCGCCGCACCTCCGGCAACGCCTCTTCTGGGTGGCCGACGCCGACAGCCAATGCATGGAAACACCCGTCGAATGCGGGGAGAGAGGGAGGATTGAATTTGCAAACGGCTGTAGCCTTATCGGGCTGGCCCACCCCGACAACGACAGCAGGGAAAGGCGGCTATCAGGGTGGCAGGATTCGCAACGGGAAGTTGTCAACGGATCGTCTGGATGTGACGGCACAGATAGCAGGCTGGCCTACGCCGACAACGAGCAACGACCGCTCACCCCGCCCGCAAGAGGCCATGAAGACATATCGCGACAATGGAACAAAAAATTCAGAAGCACTTGCAGGATCTGGCAGCGATAGCAACGCCAGCCCGGTTAACAGCTTCTGGCGAGATGCTGACTGGTTGTTCTGCAGGGATGGAAAGTGGAGGCCAGTTAAACCCGGAATTAAGCCGCTGGTTAATGGGACTCCCGGACGCGTGGGCCAGTTGCGCGCCTACGGAAACGCCATCGTTGCGCCGGTCGCAGAAACGTTCATAAGAGCATACATGGAGGCGGTCACGCCATGACCCCTTCTCGCGGACGCTGCACACCAACACCCCCACCGCCGTTTTCCGGCAAAGCCCCGGACACGACGGCTTACCCGTATCCGTGGAACAGCCCGGACTACGACGCCGCAGCGGCAAATGAACTTACCCCGGAACCTGTCACCACCAGTGGCGACCAGGGCGACCCGTTATTGTGTTTTGAATATCTGACGCCAGACGGCGAACGCCGCACGCTCACCTATGACGATCTTCAGGAGTTGTGCAACACAACCCCGGAAAATCGCGGCCTTATTGAGCAGGAAAAAGCCGCCGAAAAAAGAGCGTGAGAAGCGCGAAAAAATACCTGCGCCGCCGTCTGCAATCACTGCCGGGGATCATTCGCCGCCGTTTTGCCCTGAAACTGGCCGCACTCGACGGGGAAAACCCGGAAAGTGCGGTTAAGTGGCTGTTTGGCACCTTTGAACGCCACATATTGCGCCGTGTTGAGATGGTCAACGTGCAGTATTACCCGTGTGACACACTCCCCGCTCTGTTGTTACCCATGCGTGACGACTTCCATTTACTGCCGTGGGCCGACAAAAAGAAACTCAGACGCATGGCCTACACGCTTTCCAGACTCATGAAAACGGAGTTTGAAAGCCAGTTTGATTACCAGTACAGCCAGACCGAAGACCTGGACTTCTCCGTACTGGACGCTTACGGCTATATCGCCAGCCAGGCAACCGCCCTGAATATTGCGATCCCCGGATGGGATAAGTACAGCAAAGAAGAACTCGACGCCGAAGAGGCGTTGCGGGCTGTTGGTCGTCTCCAGGCGGAAAAATGGTGGCTGGGTAAGCTGAAGCGTATTCACGACCGCTGGCGCGAACACCTGATGATTGCGGCGGGTTATGTCAGTAAGCAGGCCTCTCCGAAATGTTCGGAGCCCTGCCTGAAAGAATGGCTGGCGCAGCAAAAGGCTAACATGGCCTGGCTGCACAAAATGGATCTGGAAGACAGGGACACCGGCGAACGCTCGCCGCTGATCGATAAGGTGCTGGCGAGCACGTCTAACCCCAAAATTGCCCGCATGGAACTGCAAACCCGTGCGGCAGGTTTTCAGGATATCGCTGATGAAATGGGGCTTATCGGGATGTTCTACACCCTGACCGCCCCGTCTTCGTACCATTCAACCCGCATCAAAGACGGGAAGCGCAACGACAAATACAACGGGGCCAGCCCCAGAAAGACACAAAAGTATCTTTGCAAAGTCTGGTCGCGTGTTCGTGCCGCCTGGCAACGCCGGGGCATTCGTACTTTCGGTTTTCGTACCGTGGAGCCCCACCATGACGGAACGCCACACTGGCACATGGTGCTGTGGTTCAGACCCGAAGATCTGGAAAAAGCAACAACAGTGTTTCGCACGTATGCCTTACAGGAAGACGGCGACGAACCGGGAGCAGAAGACTACCGCTTTGAAGCGGTTCAGGAAGATAAAAGCCGGGGCCGCGCCGTAGGCTACATCGTCAAATACATCTCGAAAAATATCGATGGTCACGGCCTTGATGGTGAAGTGGACAAAGAGACCGGGCGACCACTAAAGGAAGAAGCCAGACGCGTTAAGGCGTGGGCCTCCCGCTGGAATATTCGCCAGTTTCAGCAAATCGGCGGCGCACCCGTCACTATCTGGCGTGAGCTGCGCCGCCTGGGCGATCGTGAACTGGTCTTACACCCGGAGATCGAAGCCGTTCGCGCCGTGGCGGATGCGCCTGACTGGCAACATTACACCATGTATCAGGGCGGGCCGTTCGTTGCCCGCGATGATCTCACCGTTCGCCTGTACTACAGTCACACCGAAAACGGCAATGATTATGGCGACACGATATCAAAAATAGAGGGGGTTTACAGTCCGTTCGCGGACGAGGAAGCCATCGTCTATACCCGCACCGCAAGCTACAACATCGTGCCGAAACTGAGGCCGACACCGGGCGGGGCTTTGCCTTTAACAGGCCGCGAAGCGGCCCCTTGGAGTTCTGTCAATAACTGTACGCAGCCCCCGAAACCCGGCGAAAAAAGCGACAATAAGCCGACAGAACTTCCGCGAAATATTGACGATTTACGGCGATATTCCCGCCAGCAAAAGCAGGAAATCATCGACCGCCTGAAACGTGAACCCCAGTTAAGCGCAGATGAAGCCTTCACCGCCACCGTCAACAGCATGAAAACCGCCATTAACGATACTTCCGCCACCCAATGGGGGCCGGAAGTCAAAGCCGCTTACCGCGAATTTATTAATCTGACGCCGGAAGAACAGGCGGAACACTGGCGGAAAAAAACTACACGAAGAGGCGCTGCAACGTGCGGCCAGCTACGCCAGCGCCGATGCCATCTACCAGCAGAAGAAAGCCGAAGCCATTCGTGATTCGGAACAACGTACTGACAGCAGGAAACAGGGACGCCGGATATCTGAAACATCCGGCGCCCAACGCACCCTGCACAACCTGTTATCCCGCTGGCAGAAAACCACAAGGGGGAAAAATGCATAGTTTTATACTCGACCTGACGCCGGAGCGCTGGGAAAAACTGAAATCCAGCCCCGCAAATTTCCCGATAACCGAAGCCGATCTCCCGTCTCAGCCAGAACCCGGCGACACGCTCATCATCAGGCACCTGCTACCCAACAGGAGAGGTATTATCGATCTTGGGGATTGCGTCATCGCCTGGGTGGAATCGGTAGCCAATAATCCCCACCGTTACCGGCTGAAAGTGACCTTCAACATGACGCCGGAACAGGTGAAGCAGCGCTACGGTTGCCGTTGCACAAAATTATCGGCGATATTGTGCCGGTACAAAGAGCAGGAAGCAGAAAAAGAGCGGGCTAAGTGGGAAAGAAAGCGCCAGATACTGACGCATAAGGCAGAAACAGCCGCACGGTATCTGAAAAAACATTAGAGATAGCACCGCTCGCCGCAAGCCCTGATTAGCGAGCTGCACGGCGGCGAGTCTGTCAGGGCGAGGAAGCGGAATTACTGATGAATGGCAGATATCCACTTACGCGCCGTAGCTAAACAGAATATCCAGCACCATTTTGCTTTTTCGTCCGGTTTAAGGCGCTGGAGTAATGCTTTAACGACGCTATCAGTTTGCAGGTCGCTGGGTGAAATCACGCGAAGATTGGAAAGATTGAGTGTAAACCTCATATTGCAATCAGAATTAGTGCAGGTGCAATAGACTATCGCCAGCGTTTTTGCGTCGTCCTGCCAGGCCGTTTTGCGTACCGCCGCCCGGCAGTGACACGCCGGACACTCAATTTTCATTACCCCGCTATAAATCCCCCGCAATCAGACCAGTTACGGGAGTAATATAGACTTTTCGCGCTACTTTTCATCAGACGAGATGCCGTATTTTCCACATCTTCCAGCGTAAAATTGAGGTGCAGCGATGGCGGTATTTCGGGATCGTTGTTCACGGCCTGCATGATTTTACGGCGTACAGGCGTCACTTCATCCCGTCCGTAGGTTGCTATTGCCTTATCAGGATCGTCAAGTCCGGTCGCATTTTGCGGGATAATCCCGGCAAGGCCAGCCGGGAAGCGATGTGCCGTGAGAACATCCTAGGCGCTGATGTTATTCATGTTTGAAAACTCGCCCTTTTACTGGATATCCCCAACCGGAATGATTTTAATCCCGTCCGGCGTCCCTTTGGGGATACTGATAAACATGTCACGAAAGTTCTCAAGCCGGTTACCACTTTCTATTTTTTTACGTATGGACTCTTCGGCTTCAGCTGAGATATTCGGGTCAGACGCGTACATGATGAACCCCATATACGCCTGTTGTGATAGTAGCGACGTCTGAAAATGGTCGCCTCTCTGTTCAACAGCGCCGAATGAATGCCGCCGATATAGTCAGGCAGTCCATAAAAACGAGCGCTACCGAATTAAGCGAAAAGCGCAACACTAAAAGTAAAAATTTGCAGCATTGCCGCCAGTTGAATGCCTGGTAATCTTGGTGGCGCTTAACGAGGTTGGTGCGGGTAGTTAAAAACCGCCAGTCCTGGCGGTTTCTTCAATGATGAAATTTTTTATAGGTCTCAATATATGGCTGGATGCCAGTAAACTCGCTGGAAACACAGAGTATATTGAAAAATATAAGCCATTTTATCTTGGGCTATTTTTTATTTTTAGGAGTATATTGCTCCCAGCCTGGTTTTGTAAAAACATCCTCATGTGAAATAGCCTGGCCTTTAAGAAAGAACTTGACATTATTTTTAACCTGATCATCATTCCGATTACGATATACCCATCTTAGCTCATGAGCTGTAATAGCATTGCCATACTTTCCTTTCTTAGCTGCAATTTCACTTACTGTATCAACTAAGCAATCAGCGAGAAAAATAACTGTTCGATCTCTTAACTTTGTTTGAAACTCAAGACCTGCTTTACTGGTTTTCATCCAAAGGTCTTCATTAGATAAATCAGAAAATTTACTATCTGTAATATTATATCTCGGATGTTGCGATAAAAAATACTCTAAAAGAGATCCCTCGTTGAACATCATTTAATCTTTCTGCTATTACTTCATCCTTGCTAAATACTGGACCATCCATCCCTCTCCAGACTGCGTCCGTTAATGTGTTTTGAATAATGATATCTTTTTGTGATAAATTATATACAGACTCAACCAATTCGATTACTCTTTTTCTTTCTTTATTTAAACCATAAACTATATCACCAGGTTGAAAAATTGATGCTTCTCCTGCGGGCAAGTCATAAAAGGTAATGTCATTTCTGGTTAAAATATCAGGGTTGAGTTTAACATACCCATCGGTCTTAATATCTATACCCTTTGGAAGCTCATAAGGTTGAATTTCCCATGTAATGGTATCCATAGATGATAATGAAATAGATGATAAACTGGCAGGGAGTTTAGCCGGTAATTTAATATTCTCACAAAAACATAAACTTAAACTCTTTAAGTTTTTAGGTAATAAATGATCTATAACGGTATCAGGTCCTGTTTTCAAATTTGTTATGTTTAACTCTTTTAAACCACCGGGTAACATCTCCATTAATGGAGAAAAAGGGCAACTTTGTAAATCTAATTTTTCTAAGCTATCAGGCAGTGTCGTACATAAAAATTTCAGAAAAATGTTGCAATGACAATGATGACAGCTGTGGAGGAAGCGAGGGGACAACTTTACCATAGGAAGCTGAAAAACTTGACAATTGATAAGGTAATGCAGGAAATGAGCTGTCGTTGTTATATGCATGCATATCTATAGCTAATGACTCTAAACCACGTGGAAACTGTGAAAGCTTAATATCCCGATTTTCAGATATAGATAAAGTTTTTAAATTGTCAGACAGAAGAGGGATAGACTTCAATTCATAACATGAGTCTAAAGTTAACGACTCTAACCCATCAGGAAGATAAAGGATAGACGCCAGTTTTCTGCACGCAATTAAAGATAGATTTTTTAATCCGCCAGGCAGAAGGTCAATAGACTCGATTTTATCGAATGACAGTAAAGATAACTCTTGTAACTCATCAGGAAGAGGCGGAAGATTAAGCTCATGACATGACCTTAAAGATAAAACTTTTAACCCATCGGGAAGAGGAGGAATAGACTCCAGTCTAAAGCATCCATTTAATTTCAACTCAAATATATTATCAGGTAATACAGGAATAGAAGTGACATATCTTCCTTCAATATGTAAAATACCAGTACTCTGTGCGTTCATTATGTTATCGAAAATAATATTACGCTCTGTTCTCTCATTATCAGGGGATTCTGCTCTCCATTTATCTAACAATTCATATTTGGATATCGTCTCGTTATTTGTGTGCTGAAACTGCAAAGCGGTTGGTTGAAATCCTATCTTCATACATACCTCTAATTATCGCATCAATCAAGAATTAGTTATTACCATATCATGTATATTAAGTCAATATAAATGCTGTGCAGTCACCACTCTTTACTCTTTTCATTTGCACAATGGTCGGATAATGGTATATTCCGAGTCCATGCCTTCATGGAACCCGCTCCAGCACCGCGCGCTATCGACATAAATACACCGCAGACGATCATTGCCGTTTGCTTCATTGCCTATGCTCAATACCGGAAAACGTGAAGGTAATTGTACCGGGGTACCTTTCTTTTTTTTTATTAACAATGCTTACCGGGCTGGCGTTCGCGAGAGTTTCAGGTCATAACACGCGAAGGTGTGCGCAGGGAGAAAATATGGATGAATTATCAGGAACCACGCGCATACTCCCATACGTTCGCAGGGAAAGACTACGACGATCGATACAGGATTAAACAGAAGGCGAAAGTAATGTCACTTATTCCTCTTAAGCAGTTTGGCTTTCCACCGCTTAACGTCAAACTCATTAAACATTTTTCTCATACCAGCCTCCTTTAATTCAATACTCACCACTTTCTGTGGTTTTCTGTGACAGAATTATCCGAAAGGTAATGTGTAGTCAAATATACGGTCACTTTTTCACCCGCACAATTTTGCACAATTTTGCACAATTTTTTTGACCGATTTTTTGCCCTTTCCGGCCTGTTCTGGCGCGGTCTGAGGCCGGATCGGTGCGTGCACAAAAATTGAAGCGTTTGCCGCGCGCAGGTGACGGGGGAACAGCCCACACAACAGGGGCTGGAAGGCAACCCCGGCGAGAATGTGGCTAAATCGCCGCGTGAGCGCCTTTGTGTGCGACGAACTGGCACGCGCTGGCGTGATTCGATTGCTCAGACGTGCGCCCGTCTGCGTAGCGCTGAGGCGTTATTTTTAAAGGGAGATTCAGGGAAGGCGTGGCCGCTAATGTGCTGATAACCAGCAGGTTAATACGCTGAAAGCAGGCAGGATTAGTGAAAAAGATTGATGGTGTATAGCGTGGCAGGTCATGGTCAGCGATAACCTGCCGGAGGAATCAGGCGCTGTTCTGTTCCAGTAGTGCGTAAGGGTTAAACCGTACCACCTCTTCGCCAAGCCAGTCATTGATATATTTGAGGGCTTCCATTGCCGGATTAAGTTCATTGATAGCGAAGACGCGCGCTGCTTTCTCAATGTCGCCAAACGATCCCTTCTCGCCCGGCATGGCACCCAGCAATTGCGGCGGTACGCGGTGAGACGCCAGTACATCATCACGTGAAGACGCTTTGATATTCATAAACTCATCTTTGGCGGTGATTTGCTGGAATGGCAGGATCTGCACCCCGTCTTTACCTCCGCCAGTGGTCTGGATCAGCAGGTTTTTAAACGCGCCGCCGCCCCGCGATTCCGTTAACGTTTTTTTCAGCGCTTCCATGCTTTCGCGGTCAACGGCGGATGATCCGATATGAATAATGCAGCCCGCGTGTGAGCCATTGTCATAGTAATATTTGCGAAACTGATCCGCAGAACGTGAGAGACTGGCCGACAGCAGCGCCCCGATATATTCAGGCATTCCATAGATCTCCTGATTGATATCGGGATTAATGATGTGGCATACCTCCCCGCGCCGGAAGGCATAATCATCCCTGCCTGATTCAGTGTACCAGTAAGTCTCAAAATCAGTGCCGCGCCGGGTATATTTTGCCAGCGCGTGGCGCAGCTCCAGCGTGCCGCCGAGACGGTTACGACGCCGTTCAACGTAGGCATTACCAAACACAAACCAGTCCAGCGCCAGCGCTGAAAACGCCTGACGACTCAGCAGGCGGTGCGGAATAAAACAACCATTGAGCGCGTTGCGTTTGAAATACAACGCGGACTGGTGCCATGAGGTCTGCCGCGATGCGCGCGCCAGCCCGCCGAAATCAACCGGCGTTTCGTACCATCGCCCGTTATCAGCACAGTACATGTTATCCAGCAGGTCAAAACCACTGACGCTGTAAGGGCCGTCAAATGTAAACGCACTCAGCGCAGGATCGCTTTTAAGCGCCTGTTCAAAACCCACCCCATCGCCCCTGTTGTAGCTTTTCTTCCGGTTTTTTCTGCTCATCAGAACTCCATAACAAGACTCTTGACCGCGCCGTCTTCATCGCCAAGCGGTTCGTTAATGATGGCGAGCATATTCGCCCACGCCAGATCGCCGTGACTGACACCGCGCGAACGGTCCGTGTCGTAAGTGATAAATCCGGCCTGCGTTTTGATTCTTCGTACCGCATTGAATGCCGTCACAAGTGCCTTATCGCCGCAGTCATATTCCCATCGCCCGGCACGTATGACCTGAAGCATTTTCATGACCAGCGCGCGCTTTGATGCCAGAGTGAAATTGTAGGGAACCGCAGCGGGGAAGAACTTCTTCACTATCTGATACACGGCATCGCCATTACCGCCGGTTACATCAATGCCAATATGCTGAACGTTATATTTCAGGGTAATATCCTCAATCACCCGCGCCTGCTCTTCGAACTCCAGCCCCCGCACCTGTCTTGTCTCAATGGTGCGAAACCTGCCACCGGGTACGGCGGGCGGCACCACCACGCACAGCGCGCCGCTGTCGCCGTTGCCGGTACTGCCGTTGGCGTCATAACCCACCCAGACAGGACGATTTCCCACTGGCCGTGGCGCAAACGGCTTCCAGTCCGGCCAGTCGTCGTAGCCGTCAACGCCACAGCCTATCAGCGAGTTCAGGCTGAAGGCGGACTCACCGTCGCGGACAAACTCGCACATATACAGATTGCGGAACTCGTCTTCGCTGTTTTCATCCTGAATCTCTTCCAGGTCTGTATATTCCCAGCCGTGATCGATAACGTCCTGTAGGGTGACAATCTGCCGCCAGGTTTTGTCCGGGTACAGAATACCGCTGTTAAGCGCCTTCCATGACACGTCAAACTCCTGGCGTTTCGATTTCTGGCGCTTTTCATTCCACCGGTCTCCCGTCCAGAACGGATAGGCTTCATGTGTCTCGCCTGATGGGGTGGAAAAATAGGTACGGGTAAGCCCCTTCAGTGTTGCCATTGCCCCGGCAACCTTGCGGAGATTGATAAAATTGCTGACCCAGAAAAATTCATCGAATTTCAGGTTGCCCGTGTAGGATTGCGCCGTCGCCGCTGACGTCCCCAGAAAATGCAGCTCGGCCCCGTTGGACAGGATGATTTTGTCGCCGCCTTTCAGTTCAACATCCACTTCCAGCGCCGCCTGTTGAATAAAGCCTTTGAACTGGTGCGCCTGGCGCCGGGATGCCGACAAAAAGATTTGGTTACGCTGATACGGGTATTTCACATCATCCCGCAGCGCATCAAGCAATGCCTCGCGTGCAAAATACCAGGTTGCGCCAATCTGGCGGGACTTCAGGATCATACGGTTGCGGTGATGCCGCTGCTCATACCAGCCGCGTTGATGCCAGGCCAGCGAACCCATGATTTTTTCCCGCAGCGCGATAATCTGCTCTTCGGTGAAGTGATTTTTCAGTTTACGTTTGCGTGGCTTTTTTGTGCCGTTAGCGTCAGTGGGCTGGCCGTCACTCAGCTTTTTCAGTTGCCGCGTGAGCAGGTCAATCTCTTTAAAATCTCCCCCGGTTTTATCGGGCTTTCCTGTAAGCTGAACAAGGCGGGCATCAATGGACTGCGTGACGCGCGCAACAGGCGGCGTTTCGTCCCATTCATCGCGTTTTTTCCATGAGTAGATCGTGTTCTGGCTTATCCCCATCAGCCGCGAGATTTCCGCTGGCGGGTATCCCTGCCAGTAAAGTTGTTTAGCCCGCAGCCGTACAAAAGCATCCTGAATCATCGTGTCTCCCCTTCATGCCGGGAAGATTACCCCGCGCGCGATCCCTCTCTCACACCCTTTCAGTTCTGCCCGTCCGGCGACAACAAAACCGCGTTGAGGAAGGTGCCTGCGCCTTGTCATCATGGCTGCATCACAAACACAGACAGGATTAGCAGCATGGGTAGCGCAAACAAACCAGCCCGCAAAAAATTCCGTGTCGCCGTTTCCGGTTCAACCATTGACGGACGCGAAATCAGCGGCGAGCACCTGAAGGCAGCAGCGAAAAATTACGATCCAACGGTGTATGGTGCGCGGGTTAACGTGGAACACATCACCTCCCCTTTTCCCAACAGCGACCTTTGCGCTATGGGTGATGTGACAGCACTGAGTGCGGAAGATATAACCGAAGGCCCATTGTCTGGCCGTACCGCACTCTATGCGGAAATTGAGCCGACAGACCGCATGAAGAAGCTCACGGACGAAGGCAAAAAAAATCTACTCCAGCATTGAACTTCACCCGCAATTTTCACTGAACGGCAACCCCTACATTGTGGGACTGGCAATGACAGACACGCCTGCAAGTCTGGGCACTGAACGTCTGAAATTCGCGGCACAGCAACGCGAACAGGTGATGAAGTTCAATAACCAGCACACCGAAGCGCCAATGTTCACCGAAGCGATGGAAGCCGAAATTATCGAACTGGCAGAGCAGCGCAGCGAAGAAGGCAAACAATGGTTCAGCCGTGTCATGGAGTTGATTGGCAAGGGACGTAAATCAGACAGCGAGCAGTTCAGCCAGGTACGGGAAGCGGTGGAAGGTGTGGCGCAGTCACACGCTGACCTTCTCGATCGCTTTAACGATATGTCGCGCCAGCACGACAGCGACCACAAAACCATCGAAAAACTGACCGCCGAACTGACCACGCTATGCGACCAACTGGCAAGCCAGGACGGCGATACAAAAGACCGTTTCCGCGCAACGGGCGGTAACGCCGCAGAAATGCCCGACTTCTGATTTTAAAGCGAGAGAATAAAGCGATGAATTACGCACTTTCAGCCAGTACCCGCAGCCAGCTTGACCTCTACATGGCGCATCAGGCAAGCCTTAATGGTCTTCCGGTAACGGGACTGGCAAAAAACTTTGCCGTTGATCCGGCTGTTCAGCAGCGTCTCGAAAACGCTGTGAAAAACAGCACAGAACTGACACAAAAAATCAACATTATCGGTGTTACCGATCAGGAAGGTGAAAAAGTCCTTATTGACACCACCGGCCCGATTGCCCGCACCAACAGCAGCAGCGACGGCACCAAACGCCGTAACCCCATCACACCTTACGATTTAGCCGCCCGCCGCTATCGTTGTGAGCAGGTGAACTACGACACCTACATCAGCTACGCACAGCTTGACGCCTGGAACGCCCATCCCGATTTCGCCACCCGTATCAGTAAGCAGATTGCGCTTCAGATCGCGCTTGACCGCATCATGATCGGCTTTAACGGTACGAATCATGCGCTCGTTTCCGATTTTTGCCGCCAATCCGCGCCTTCAGGACGTTAACACCGGCTGGATTGAGTATATTCGTAAACAGGCAGCAGCGCGCGTGATGAAGGGTGTGACGCTTGCGACCCGCGATATGGGTAACAAGGTTATCGCTAAGGGGGACTATGCCAACCCGGACGCACTGGTTCAGGATGCGCGCTCCTCATTGCTGGATGAATGGTACAAAGACGCCCCCGATCTGGTTGTACTGTTATCACGCAACCTCTTTAACTCGCTGCGTCTGCCGTTCATTAACGCCATGAGCACGACCAACCCCAATACCGAACTGATGGCCGGTCAGTTGATTGTGGCGTCTCACCTGATTGGCGGTCTGCCGACCTACTTCGCGCCGTTCTTCCCGGATAACGCGATGCTGATCACCTCCTTCAGTAACCTTTCAATTTACTTCCAGAAAGGGAGCCTGCGCCGCCTGATGCGCGAGGAGCCGGAATATAACCGCATCGCGACCTATCAGTCGATGAACGACGCCTACGTGGTGGAAGACTACGGCAAGTGCGCCCTGATCGAAGACCTGAAATTCGCGCCGGAGCCGGAATCCGCCAGTAATGCAGGTGCAGCCGCATAACGTATGACGCGGGCGCGGCGCGCCCGCCATAACGGAGGATAAAAAGATGCTGACACCGGCACAGAAACATTTTCAACAGGTCATGGCGCGCCGTGCAGGGCTTGAGACCGGGGAAGAAACGCTGGTTGAACGTACCGCGCACGAACAGATCCTTCACCGCCTCCGCCTGGCGCAGTCGCGGCTGAAAGGTATCCAGTCAAAAGCGGCAAAAGCTGTCGCCAAAAAAGAACTGTTACCTGAATTTGAGGGCTGGATCGAGGGGACGCTGGACAGCGACAACGGACGCCCGGATGAGGTGATTACCACCCTGATGGTGTGGGCCGTGGACTGTGGCGATCTCCCGCTGGCATTACGCATCGGCGAATACGTGGTACGCCACAACCTCAGTCTGCCGGACAATTTCGGGCGTGACGCGGCGACGGTACTCACGGAAGAAATCTGTAACCCGTTATTAACACTGTCGGGAACCGACCCGGACGCCGATTTATCCGCTTATATCGCACCGCTGGACACCCTTCAGGGCATAGTGAACGACTGCGATATGCCGGACGAGGTACGCGCCAAGCTTTGTAAGGCAAGAGCATTCTCACGCCGGGCGATAACCGACCCGCAAACGCAGGCGTTATCACTGAAGCTGTTGCGTGAAGCCATGCATCTTAACCCCAACGCCGGAGTTAAGCGCGAAATCGCCACCCTGACGCGCGCCCTGAAAAAGTCGCCATCTGAGCCCCGCGACGAAGCGGCGACGACAGACCAGAACGCCGCGCAGGAAGACGCCAGAGATAACGCGCCGACAAAAGCGCCGGTACGTAAAACCGCCACCCGAAAACCCGCGGCCGGGAAGACTAAAACGACCCGCAGGACGGCAAAGAAATAATTAACGAATTCGACCCCCGTCGACAGGCGGCGCGCCGGTGATCTGAATGTACGTCATTCTTTTTACCGGTTGCCCACCGCCTGGTTTTTTAAGGAGTTCCGTATGGGCATGGTGGCAAAACCACAGGTCAACAGCGCAGAAAAGGACGTTACCGACGTTGACGACGGCGCTGAAAAGGTGACTGCCGGGACATTCTGGCCGGAGATCCTGTTACGCGATCTCCGCCTTGCCAGCCGAATACCGGGCAGAACGACCACATCACGCCTGAAGTTCGTCACCACAGAAGCGGTGGCGCACGTCACTGACCAGCTTGACGACTGGCGGGGCATTCAGGAATCAGCCGGTTACAGCACGCTGGCTGACGTTCCGGCCAGAATGCTTAACGGCGAGAGCGTGAAGGTGTATCGCTACCGCCGAGCGGTTTACTCAGCCGCCCGCGCCCTGATTCTTGAGAACGCCCGCGACGTGGACACCACCGAAAAAGGCGACCGCAAAGCCGACGCACTGGAAGTACAGACCGACGATTTGTGGCGCGATGTGCGCTGGGCCATAGCTGATATTCGCGGTACTCAGCGTCTGTTTGTGGAGCTGGTCTGATGAAAGTCAAAGCGCTTCAGGGCGATACCGTGGACTTGCTTTGTTTTCGCCATTACGGCACCACACAGGGCGTCACAGAACAGGTATTAGCCGCTAATCCGGGACTCAGTAACAGCGCATTTCTGGAAGCCGGGCAGGAGGTGGAACTGCCTGAGCAGCAGAAGAAAAAACAACGGGAAATGATCCAGCTATGGGGCTGATCATCATGAAAACGAGACAGGAAAAGAGTATGAACGGCGATCCGCACACCTGGCAGGACTGGCTTATGCACCTGAAGGCCTGGTTGCAGGGGGATATTCCACTCGACAGCCTGTTAATGACCGCCGCTGTCGCGGCGCTCAGGGTGTTTTATACAGGGAAAAGCTGGCGACGTCTGCTTCTGGAAGTACCGTTGTGTTGTCTTCTGGCAGTGGCGGCATTCTCCATCATCAAGCCCGTACCTGCCGCCTGGTTGTCTGAAGACTGGCGCGTGGGTATTGGTGCGGCTATCGGGCTTATCGGCGTTGAGCATATCAGGGCGCTCGGCGTTTTCATGACAAAGAAATTTGCAGGGAAAAATGACGAATGAAGATTTCAGACAGCGGACTGGCCGCACTTAAACGCGAAGAAGGCTGCAAACTAACCGCCTACACCGACTCGCGCGGCGTATGGACTATCGGCACAGGTCACACAGGCAGAGTTGACGGCGTTGCGGTTGGCAAGAACATGGCCATCACCCAGGACACCGCCGACAGACTGCTACGCGATGATCTGTCATGGGTGGAGCGCTGCATTGCTGAACGGGTAACGGTTCCCCTGAACCAGAACCAGTATGACGCGTTATGCAGCCTGATTTTCAATATCGGCGCAAACGCCTTTACTGGTTCAAACGTTCGCCGCTACCTGAACGCCGGTAACTACACCGCCGCCGCTGACGCTTTCCTGAAATGGAGCCGTGCAGGCAGTAACCCGACCATTCTTGCCCCGCGTCGTGGACGTGAGCGGGCGATGTTTCTTGGTCAGGAGTAAGACCGCATGAACCGCGTAACGACTGGCGTAATAATCTCGTTGCTGATAGTAGCCGCAGCGCTGGCATGGACTACCAGTCGCTATCACGATAACGCCGTGAAGTACAAAAGCCAGCGCGATACCGCCACTCATAGCCTGAATCTGGCAAACGAGACTATCCGTGATATGACACTGCGCCAGCGCCAGAACGCCGCCCTTGACGCGAAGTACACACAGGAATTAGCCGATGCAAAAGCCGAATCCGAAAAGTTACGCGCTGATCTTGCTTCTGGCCGTCGCCGGTTGCAGCTCCACGCCGTCTGTATGCCCGTCGCCGCGCATGATACCACCGCCACCGGCGCAACTGATGCAGCCACCGCCAGACTTACTCCGGACGCTGAACGGAATTATCAGCGTCTCAGAACCGAATCCATAGCCGTTACAGCACAGGTAAACGGCCTGCAACAGTACATCACCGAACAATGCACTGAACGGAAGGCTGATCATGGAAAAAATTAACTCGCTTCGTGATGCCGTGACACGCCATAACCGCTGGAGCCGGGCTAATCCTGACAAAATGACGGTTTTTGTGGACAGCGGCCATATTTGCTTTTACACCGTGATTCTGTTTGTGATGGACTTCACTGGCGATATTAACGATTTCACCATTCCGGTCATGCGCTGGCTGTGGTTCAACCAGCGGGATTTGCTGATGAACCCGGAAAAAAATAAAGCGTTTAAATTCTCAACCGCCATTAATGACGACGACAGCGCCGACATTCTTTTTGAGTTCCCCCTCTTTGAGCGCGTGAACGTCTCACGCAATGAAAACGGGGATCTGTCATGGGAATACCTGCCGGAGCCACGTATGCCGGATTTTTCGACCGGGGGCGACTGGAGCAGCGTTTTTATTGATGAATCCTTCACAGCAGACGCGGGAGGTAGCCAGTGAGCAAACTGACCCACGAACTGGACACCATATTCAGCGATATCCTTTCCGGCCTGTCTTCTGCCGGAATAGCGAGAACTGCAAGGACGGTAGGCCAGGAAGTACGCCGCAGCCAGCAACGCCGCATACGCAGCCAGAAGAACCCTGATGGTTCGGCGTGGCCGCAGCGTAAGCGCCGTATAACCCGTTCGCAACAGGGCATTAAATTTATCTGGAATGGCGAAGTCAGGGAGCTGAAAAACTGGCACGGCGGACGGGGAAAGTACGGGCGCACGATTACCGGCTACGATACCGACCGCAACGACATTCGCACGTTCTACCGCAGCGACATTGAGCGTTATCTTGCGATTAACACCCGATCGTTACGCCGTGACAGCACCAAAAAAGCGCCCATGTTTGAGCGCCTTCGGACGTTGCGTTACCTGAAAATGTACCCCGACCAGCAGGGCGTCAGTATCGGTTACAGCGGCGTGGCGGCACGTATTGCCCGTGTACACCAGTACGGACTACGGGATCAGGTGGGGCCGGGCGCCATAGCGAAGTACCCACAGCGTGAATTGCTGGGGATCTCCGCAGCGGATGAACGCCTGATTTATAACGCCGTGATTAACAGTCTGGGGAACGCCGGGAAATGAACGCCGGGATGACCGAACTAATGCGCCTGACAGGGAATATCATTCGCACCGGCATTGTTTTTGCGACTGATGCCAGCACAGGGTGCGTGCGTGTGCAAAGCGGCGAACTGAAAACCGACTGGCTGCGCTGGAACGTGGCCCGCGCGGGCGCATTCAAAATCTGGATACCGCCCGCCATCGGCGAGCAGGTGCTGATTGCCTGCATCGGCGGCAACCCGGAAACAGCGATGGTTATCGGCAGCCTGTACAGCAACGATAACCCGGCGCCGGGTAGCAGCCAGAAAGAGATGGTTATCACCGCCCCGGACGGGGCCGTTATTCGCTATGACGCCGACGCTGGCGCGCTATCCGCTACGGGTATGAAGACCGCAAACCTTGAGGCGTCAGTCAGTGTGACGCTAAAAACCCCCGTTGTGGAATGTACGCAGCACCTGAAAGCCGCCACGTTTGAAATCACTCAGGGCGGGAAAATGACCGGGAGCGTTGAACACAGCGGCGGCAGCTTCACTTCAAACGGCGTACAGGTTGACAACCACGGTCACGGCGGAGTTAAGCCGGGCGATAGCTGGACAAAGGGGACAAGATGACCGCACGTTACACAGGCATGAATCCGAACGGCACCGGAACGCTGAACGATACCGATCAGCTATGGAACTCGGTTAACGACATTCTGTTAACGCCGCTCGCCAGCCGCGTCATGCGCCGCGATTACGGCAGTCTGATCCCGGATTTGATTGACTCGCCGCAAAACCAGACAACCCGCCTTCAGTGCATGAGCGCGGCGGTCATTGCGCTTACCCGATGGGAGCCAAGAATTGCACTAAACACCATTGATATTCGCTGGCTGAAAGACGGACGCGCCGAAGCGGAACTGTCAGGCACTATCACCGAAACCATGCAACCGGCACAGCGAACAATACCGTTAAGAGGGGGCAATAATGCCAACCGTTGACCTGTCACAGCTTCCGCAACCGGCCATTATTGAGGCGCTGGATTTTGAAGTGATTCTGGCGGAGATAAAGCAGTTCATGATAAGCAAGTTCCCGGAAGAAGTCCGCACCGCCGTTGCCGCTGCGCTGGAACTGGAATCTGAACCGCTGAACATCATCGCGCAGGCCTTCGCATGGCGCGAGTTGCTGTTGAGGCAGCGCATAAACGATGGCGCAGCGGCTTGTATGCTCAGTCATTCAGTCGCAACCGATCTGGATAATATCGCCGGGAATATGGACACAGAGCGATTAGTGATTACTCCCGCAACGGACACCACCAACGCCGTGATGGAAAGCGACACGGCGCTGCGTATGCGACGCACAGGCGGCTTTTGATGGTTTAAGCGTTGCAGGGCCGTCAGGCGCTTATGAATACTTTGCCAGAAGCGCCAGCGGCAAAGTAGCAGACGCCAAAGCGACCAGCCCGTCTCCAGCCGTTGTCGTTCTTTCTGTTTTGTCAACAGAGGGCGACGGCACCGCCACGCCTGAATTACTGGCGACCGTAACAGATGCACTTTCCGCCGAAGACCGCCGCCCCACTAGGCGACAGGCTGACGGTGCAAAGCGCGGAGATAGTCAATTACAACATCAACGCAAAACTCTTTTTTTATCCTGGCCCTGAATCGGAGCCCATACAGAACGCCGCGCATGACGCACTACAGACATGGATAGCACTTCAGGGAAAAATAGGCCGTGATGTTGCACGCTCGGCCATTATGGCGGCGCTGCATGTTCAGGGGGTTCAGCGCGTCGAACTGACGGAACCTGCAACGGATATCGTTATCAACGACACCCAGGCAGCAAGGTGCGTAACCGTCACTATTGAGAAAGGTGGGACCGATGAATAATGACCTTCTTCCACCGTCTGCCAGTGGCTTTATGCGAAGCACTGAACAGGCCTCGACGCGGCTTGATGCTATCCCCGTCGACCTCAGAAAGCTGTGGAACTCTGACGAATGCCCGGTCGCCCTTCTGCCCTATCTGGCGTGGGCGCTGTCCGTGGACAGATGGGACGAAAAACTAGGCCGGAAGAGACGAAGCGAAAGACGATAAAAGCCTCATGGGAGATTCACCAGAAAAAGGGCACCATACGCGCGCTTCGTAATGTTGTTGAACCCTTTGGCTATTTAATCAGGGTTGTCGAATGGTGGCAGGAAAACGGCACTCCCGGTACCTTCCGTCTGGAGATTGGCGCATCAGAAGACGGTATAGACGCCGACACCTACTACGAAATGGAACGCCTGATAACCGACGCCAGACCAGTAAGTCGCCACCTGGTGGGACTGGATATCATACTTGAAGCCCCCGGCGAAATGTTTACGGGCGGCGCCTCTTACACTGGCGACATCATCACCAGTTATGCGGAGTAGAACACATGCCTGCATTCCCGAAATTTAAAACAATAATTACCGACTACGGCAAACAAAGGCTGATTGCCGCCATGTCACCAGGCGGAACAAAACTCACGTTGACTCAGATGGCCGTAGGTGATGGCGGCGGCAACCCCCACCAACCCGGATACAACCAGCACCGCACTGGTTAACGAAGTCTGGCGTACCGCTGTTAACTCAGTTACCGTGGATAAAAAGACACCCGAACATCATCATTGTGGAGCTGTTGATCCCGGCAGAAGTGGGCGGGTTCTGGGTACGCGAAGCGGGGATCTACGACGAATTTAATAAACTGGTTGCCATCTGTAGCCTGCCAGCAAGCGAAAAGCCATTACTGGAACAGGGATCGGGGCGCACGCAAACGGTACGTATGACGCTGATTGTCAGTGATACCTCGATCGTGAATATCACCATCGACTCAACGACGATAATGGCTACTAATGAGTACGTTGATAACAGCCTAGAAGAACACGAAAAATCACGCAACCATCCTGACGCCACCCTGACCGACAAGGGCTTCGTTCAGCTATCAAGCGCCACGGGAAGCACGGATGAAACGAAGGCCGCCACGCCAAAAGCGGTAAAAGCCGCAATGGATAACGCCAACAAAAGGCAACCTGGTAATGAGAACCTTACAGCTCTGTCGTCGCTGGCAGGGCAACCGGATAAGCTACCCTATTTCACGAACAAAGGGGCCATGTCGTTAGCAGAATTTGCGAAATTCATGCGCACAATGCTTTCCAAAACTGACGCCGCCAGTGTTCTCGAATACCTCGGTTTAAGAGAAACGATAAATCTAGCTGCGGGCGCACTGCAAAAAGACCAGAACGGCACCGACATTCTGGACAAAAAAACGATTTGCGAGAACTATCGGCGCGGTAACGTCGACTACCATTACACTTGGTGAATCAGGCTGGTTCAAAATCGCCACGGTTGTAATGCCGCAGGCTACATCAACTGCGGTGATTAAACTGTACGGTGGGGCGGGGTTTAACGCTGGTTCATCTGAACAAGGGGCAATCAGTGAACTGGTACTGCGTGCCGGTAATGGTTCACCTGCTGGAATAACTGCCACGTTGTGGAGACGCTCGCCTGCTGCAGCTAACGAGGTCGCATGGGTTAATACATCAGGCGACACCTACGATATTTATATTAATATCGGCCAGTATGCGTACTGGTTAATTGCGCAATATGACTACACCGGTAATGCAAATGTCACGTTGCACAGTACGCCTGAATATTCATCAGTACAGCCGGGAAACTCAACCAGCGGTCAGACATATACGCTGTATAACAGCCTGATGAAACCCACTCCCGACGATGTCGGAGCGCTGTCAGTTAATGGAGGGAGGCTAAACGGTCCGTTAGGCATTGGTACTGATAATGCGCTGGGTGGTAATTCGATTGTATTCGGAGATAACGATACAGGGTTTAAGTGGCACAGTGACGGCGTTCTGGGGATTTATGCCAATAATGCTCTGGTTGGTTATATCGACAATTCCGGGCTGCACATGTCAGTAGATGTTCTCACTAATGGTGCCGTACGCGCAGGCAACGCAAAAAAACTGTCACTGACGAGCAATAATAATTCGACAATGACAGCCACGTTTAATTTATGGGGCGACGCAAACAGGCCAACAGTTATTGAACTGGACGACGATCAGGGATGGCATCTGTACAGCCAGCGAAATCCTGACGGTTCGATTGTCTTTACGGTCAATGGCGATATCACCGCTAACACGCTTCGTGCAGGCGGGGCTATCTATCAGAATAACGGCGACATCTTTGGTTCGCTATGGGGAAATGGCTGGTTAAGTACCTGGATTAATAATAATCTCGTCTTAGATGTTCAGTTAGGGGCTGGCACATCAGTGACTACCTGGAACAATGCAGGTTCCTGGCCTAACACTCCCGGATATGTAGTTACCTCCGTCTGGAAAGATAATCAAGGCGAAAATATTGATGGCATTGATTATGCGCCTTTGCAAAAACGAGTCGGGAGTCAGTGGTATACCGTACAAGGGGGAACTGTATAATGAAAAAATATCAGAATATCAAAAATTTCAGACTTATTGACGCGCCCGTAAACAGGGATAAAACTCAGGCTGAAATAAATATAGGTGCATATTTTCTAAAGTCAGACGACGGACAGGACTGGTATGAGTGTCAGTCATTATTTTCTGATGATACTGCAAAAATAATGTACGACCATGAGGGGGGTATCTGGGGTGTTATTAATAAGCCAGTCCCGCAACGTGGCAACACATATTCTGTATCAATGTTGTGGCCGGTTAATATGTCTGTTGCGGAAATAGACGCTGCTGACTGTCCTGATGATTGCCGTGGTGATGGCTCATGGTTATACAGGGATGGTAGGGTTTTACCCGTTCCGGTGGATTATCAGGCCAAGGCCGAAACCACCCGACAGAAATTACTTAACGATGCAGACAATGCCATTAAGGACTGGCGCACAGAATTAACGCTGGGGATTATCAGTGATGAAAATAAAGCGACCTTAATTATGTGGATGAATTATATCAATGTTCTTAAATCGCTGGACTTAACAGGCGTTTCAGATGGGGCCACCTTCACAGCAATCAGGTGGCCTGCATTACCACAGTAACGGCTACAGACTGGCTGGCTTCTCCGGCCAGTCAGGGGCAGATATATCCACCCGACTGACCAGAACGCTGTATTGTTCCCAGACCTCCAGTCGTTGCCGTTCCTCATCGGTTGCGATACCCATCTTTACTGCGCGCGACAGTGGCTTAATAACGGCTTCGGCTTCTTCGAGTAACTTCTGTTTTTTTCGCTTCTGCCTGCTGGCGTAGCTCCCCCGGCGAATAAATACGTTTACTCACCTGCTCACCATTAAACATCCAGCGTCCTGATACATCCGCCCGGCGATTAGCTGTGATATCAGGTAACTCAACAACGCTGCACCCTTCAGGGTTTATTGCCGAAACATCTTTGTTAATATCCACAATAATATTATTTTTATCGTAGGCAATTTTTAATGAGTCGGCAGAAAATTTCTTCTGTTCCTCATACCAGTTTTTACCATCTTCATCAAACAGCCACACCACACCAAATTTTTTTAGTGAGTTGATACTGTTCAGGTCGTTTTTGGATTACCGGCTACGATTATTTTTCAGATGCATCATAATTAAATACTCACCACGTTATACCACTGGTTGCCAATTAATTTCTGTATTGGGCGTCTGTGCGCTCCATCAACCAGTTCATCACTATTGCCATTAATGATACCGGTTATTACGTAACCAGACGTGTCACTGAACCCCGGACCGTTCCATACCTGTCCATATTGCAGGCTACCCAGCCTGATATCCTGCACGTATCGGCTGTCAAAATTACCGTAGTCTGTTGGCGTTAATCGTCCGGTAACATTGATGGATTTTTTACTCTCCAGTGTGTCGTTCTGAAAGCGGAATACCTGAACACCATTAGCATAAATATCCAGTAGGCCATCGCCGTTTTGCTTAATTCCTGTATCGTTATCGCCGAATACAATAGAACTACCTCCCAATATATTAGGTGTGCCGATACCGAGATTACCGTTAATTACGCCACCACTAACAGGTAACGCACCGACATCACCTGCGGATGGTTTTCGTGTTGTGGTATAAAATTCAGTCCAGTCAAGTTCAAAGCCAAAACCGTCGCGTGCCGAACGGTAGGAAATACCGCCGTTCTTGTAATTCACACAAAACTGCACTGCCGGACAACTGCCGATATTCATATTAAAATGCAAAATCAGACTGGATGCACCTCCAGTAGGAACGTTGTAAACCCCGCTTTTCCAGTTCCAGCCGACTGATTTGTCATTTTCCAGTGTGTAGTCTCCCGTCATCCCCAGCGCGAATGCATTCACATCAGCAGCTGACAAAGTGATATCACCGGTCAGTGGTTTACTGTTAACTCGACGTGTCGCCGGAACGGCATTTTTTGCCAGATTTATCGTTTCTCTTAAACCGAGGTTTACAGGAATGCCGGAATGCCGCGTAAATGGCACAATAACGCTCCATAAGAAGCCTTCTTTATTGTGCGAATGGGGTAGCTTCATGTATCAATAAATAACCGGAATGCACTATTACAGCGAAATATATTAATTCGTATAGAATATGAGCAGTTCTGCCCGCAGTAATAGTCTACGACCTGCAACCCTATAAAAGTCCGGAAATCGCGCCGTTTACTGAATCATACGCCGCGCTGGCTTTATCCTTCAGACCGTTCAGTAAATCACTGACAGAAGAGGACTGTAGCCGCTCCCGCATATCTTCATCGCACCGCTGAAAGCTTATCGAAAACTCAATCTTTTTTGCCTTCCCGTAGCGGTCGAGTTCCGATCGTGTCGTTTGCAGCCCGGTGATGACATACATGCCGTAAATTTGCCCCACACCATCAATCAGGGGCCACGGTCGCCCCGTGTAGGCCTGCGTGGTCAGCACCGAAACGAGACACCTCACCGCCCGTAATTTCCGGGTAGAGAACCCCGGAAAGCGTGATCTGATCATCTCCCGCGCCGATGTACTGCCAGCTTGCAGAGCGGTTAATGCGCTCGTTTTTAACGTGCCGCCAGGTTTTGTGTTGTTGTAGCTGTTGATGTGGAAGCGTCTTCAGCTCAAAAACAAACATACCGTAAACCATCATCATAACGTCACCTCACTTAATCACTGTCCAGGAAGCTGGCGCGCCCGGTTCGGGCTAATTTATTCATTTCAGCTTTCACCGCTTCTCCAACCATTCTCGCCAGTTCGCGGGGGTTCTGCGTGACCACGTTATGCAGGTGAACGTGAATTTCACCATCAAACCCCGCCGCCGCAACGGTGCGCCCACCATTCCCGCCAACCGGGCGGCGTATCGCTTCGACAACCGGACGGGATGCGGCAGCCATCACCGGGGCGAGCTCAGGGGCGACGGTGACAGTCGAACCGGCAAGCCGTGATTCCTGCCATGCGCCACGAACGGCCAGCGCACGAGGCAGGTTTTTAAAGACAATATCGCCGGGGCCGATGCGTTTCGTGTTATCGGCGGTAGCCTTCGTGTTGTCAGCGATATTACTTAACCGGCGAAGCGTACCCTGATCAGGCGTCAACGGCTTATCTGTGCCGGGCGGTGTTGTGGTTCCTGTATCGTACTTTTTTTTGGTGCGACTTTTGCCAGATCGCCCACAAGAAGAGAAACTTTGGTATCAAGCAGCTCGTTGCGCTTTAGTTCTTCCGCTTTCTGACGGGCGCGCTCAATACCGTCAGGAATAAGCCCCAGCTTCTCAAGTACCCAGCCAAGCGAATCAAGTAGCAACGTCATCGGGCCAAGAACCAGCGTCTGAATAAAACTCCCTACTACCTTACCGAAAGTTTTTCCGGCACTGGTGCATTTTTCCAGCGTCTCTTTTGACGTGGTGGCCGGTTCCAGCAGGCGTGTAAACCAGTCCCGGACGGATTTGATCCCGTTACTAATCGAATCAAACACCGGCGATAACGCAGAAAACGCTTCCCGTAGCGGCTTTAGCGCCTCCCACACCCCGGCAAAAAACCCGGTAAAAAACGCTTTAATAGGTTCCCAGAAGCGCCAGATGAGCAGACCCGCCGCCACGAATGCCGCCCCGATAAGCCCGATCGGACTCAGTAACAGCGAAATCGCGCCGCCAAGCATGGACACTGCGCCGGTAATCACACCCCACAGTGTCGGAAGCCCGGACAGTCGCAGAGCAAGCCCGGCAACCCCGCGAAGAAGAGAAAAAAACCGCCGCCCGTGGTGAAGTGAAAACAGACAGCAGCATCCCCCGCAGTGGCCCAAGAACTCCCGACAACCTTCCCGCCCCGGACGTCACCGACGAGAAGACAGCAGACCAACCCTTAACACTCCCCATCGGGCCGCCAATAACCGCCCGCAACTGAGTAAAGAGCGGAATGGCGCGCCCAAGCCCTTTAGTACCAGTCAGTAACGCGAAGCCAAGTTTCAGTTTTGCCACTGGCCCCAGCAACAACCCGATAGCCAGCGACAGCCCGCCAGTAATCGCGGTAACGGCCAGCGCACTACCACCGACAGTCAACAGCGCCTTCGTCAGTCCGGGGTTTTCCCGCGCCCACGTCGTCATCGCGCCAACAACGTTACTGATCCCCTGAACCAGTCCACGTAATGGCCCGTCAACCAGCTCTTCAATCTGAATACGGAACCCTTCCCACGCGCTATCCAGATTCTTTAAATCGCCGTCGAGGTTATCAGCCATCTTTCTGGCGACCGTCGCAGATTCCCCCTGCGCCTTCTTCAGTTCTCCGAGTAATTTTTGCAGTTCACCACTGCCCGCAGACTGAACCAGCGCCTGGAAAGATTTGGCGGCTTCTTCCCCGGCAATATCTTTAAAGAAAGACAGTTGATCGACGTCGCCGTACTTATGGACAGCTTTATAAATATCAGCCAGCACCACTTCAGCCGGTCGCATTTTTCCGGTTGCGTCGGCAACGTTAACCCCTAACTCTTTCAGGGCACTGGCGGCTTTACCCGTTGGCGCGGCCAGACGTGAAAACGTGGTTTGCAGTCCTGTACCGGCGATACTGCCGCGCAGCCCCACGTTTGCCATCACGCCAATCATGGCGGTTGTCTGTTCCACACTGACACCAAGACCGGCCATACCCGTACCGGCATATTTCATCGCTTCGCCAATGTTGGTCAGATCGGTGTTGGTGCGGGTAAATGCGGCGGTCAGTACGTCACTGACCCGATCCATCTCTTTGGGATCGAGGTGGAATTGCGAAAGAATATTTGACCCAATATCGGCGCTTTCGCCTAAATCCATGCCGCCTGCCAGCGCCATATTCAGCACGCCGGGCAACGCAGCCTGTATGGCCTGCGGGGTAAAACCGGCCATTGCCAGAAACGCCTGACCGCTGGCGGCATCCCTTGAGGTGAATTGCGTTTCCGCGCCCAACTTTTTAGCCTGTTCACGCAGCGCAGTAAACTGCGGATCGGACTTATCCAGACGGGTAAGCGCCCCCACGCGAGCGACCTCCCGATCGAAACTCACAGCAGGCGCCAGAAAACGCCCGGCACCATAACCGGCAGCGGTAGCCGCCCCCAGCGCAACAGCACCGCCCCCGCGCAGTCTTCCGGCGACCTGTTGCATACGGTCATATTGCGCCCGCGCCTTTGCCACGCGCGCCAGCATCTGCCGCTCATGCTCCAGCGTCTGGTTGTACTGCTCAGTACGCCGTATGGCGCTTTGAATAGTCCGGTCACTGCCTGAAAGCGTTATTCCGTGTTTCACCATCTCGCGGCTGGCTTCCCGCAGCTTCTCTTTCTCGCGGGTGCGCACCTCATTCAGGCGGTCAAGTTTTGCCGCCAGTTGCGCGATATGCTCACGCTGTTTGTCAGTCATGGCGTTGCCCGCCTGTTGTGACTGCCTCAGACCGTTAAGCTCGCGCTGCGTCTTCTGAATTTTTTCAGTTCGTTTTAGTGTAAGTTCTCGCGCAGACGGGAAAACGCCCTGGACTGTGTGCCAAGCGTTTTAATTATCGGTCTGGGTTTTTTTGAGGGAATCAGCAAGACCGCCCACACTTTGGCGGGCAGTCTCTACAGGACGGGTGAGTTTATCGATCGCGCTGAAAGAAACGCGGATATCAAGATTTTTCATTGTCGCGGGCACCACTTCTGAGCGCCGCCCGCTCACGCCAGGCCACCACTTCTCCCGGATTCATCATGAAGATTTCAGCAGGCGGCCAGTTAAAAACAACGGCGATATCAGCAACCAGATCTTCAATCCGGTCAAACTTAACCACCGTGATTAGTCGTCCGTCACCGCCCCGTTCGGTACTCCAGAGGCCGTAGGCGTCAAAAAAGGGACGATGGCCGTGGACAGCGCGATAAAATCAGACGTCGCAAGCGATCTGATCTCGCTTTCCTTCAGGCGTGGAGACGTCACACGCGCAAACAGCGTAACCAGGGTATCCGTTTTCATATTGAGCACGTCTGACAGCGACAGTCCGCGCAGTGAGCCTGATTGCCTGATAGCGCCACCAATCTCAACATACGTAATCGTTTCATCCCCGCGTACAACCGGCTGGGCCAGCGTAACCCCCTTCACCGGGGCAGTGGCTTCATTGGTGACGTCAACGCCATATTCAGCAGATTCTTTTTTCATTGTCATTTCTCCGGGCGGCACACAGTACCGCCGTTAAATTAATCAGTTCATACCCAGCGCAGAACGGGCGCGATCGGGGATCATGTTCTTGCCGTCTTTTTTGTAGATGAAATTCAGGTTATCAATTTCGATAAGTTCCTGGTCATCAACAGACAGCTTGTAATAGGTGTTTTTGATGGCGTAGGTATGCGAGGTATCCTCACCCTGTTTGACCTCACCCATATCAATTTCCGTAATTCGCCCGCGCATCTCAATCTCACACACGCGACTGTCGCCACTGGTGTACAGATACCCCACAAAGCGCAGCTTCAGCTCGTCGATGTCGCCGCCGTACTTCCTGATAACGCCTGGCATAAAGACCGCCAAAAACGGCGGTGGCATCCAGCGCGCCATCATCAAGGCCAAGATCAACCGCAACTGACCCCATCATGCCGCCGCCGCGATAGTTTTCGGTCTTGCGCGTCACTTTTGGCAGGGTGAGCGACGTCACTTTGCCGATCTCGTTTTCCCCGTCAATAAAACAGGTAAAAAACTGGATTTTATGTGGAACAGACATTTACACACCTCCCAAAGACGCAAATGCAGGCCCGAAAAATTCATCCGTGAACGTCTGGTACAGTGTCAGATCTTCCAGTGGCGGAACCGGCGTATATTTGTAGCGAATACGCACGCGTCCCTGTCGTAGCTCCGTCGTGCTGTTATCCACCACGTCATACCAGCATGACGCCCCGATAAGCCGCCCTGACGTCACCAGCGCGCTCAGTTTCGCCCGTACTGCCGCTCAGTACATCCTTAGCGTTAACTGGCGTCAGCGGCTCGTCTATCGCCTCAAATTGCGCTTCTGCGATAGTGTCAGCCAGTACTTGCGCAGTACGCGTATACACCTCAAAGATATAGGCGTTGGTATCCGTTGAGCGGTCGCCCCAGAACCGGAAACCGTTACGCTTAATCAGCGTGGTGATCTCCTTGTTGTTAAGCGCGTTAGCGTCGCTATCCTCAGCCTGAAGCGACCAGAACACTTGTTTTGAAATCCCCAGCACGTTTTTCACCGGCACGTTAGACAGCGACTTATGCCATCCCTGCTCGTTATCAATCAGCGCCCGCAGGCCGCACGCATACGCCGGGGCCGGAAAAACTTCATTCTGGCCGGACTCAGGGTTATAAGCGATAAAGTCAGGCCAGATAAGCATCAGTTCGCGGTAGGCAAAATCAGCCCGGTACGCGATGGCCTCCGCCATCGTGGCGCAACCGTTGCATCCGGCATACACAAACGCCCGCAGCTTCTCAGCAATCACACACAGGGAAGACGTCACCTCTTTGGTATCGAGATCAGGTGCTGCCAGAATGCGCGGACGGTAGCCGATATGTTCATCCTGTTCAGCAACCAGCAGCGCATACATTCCCGTATAACTGCCGTCCGCCTCCGTTCCGCCAATCACAAGCTGTGATTGCGTCTTCTCGCCGTCGCCCTCCTTTGCAGCAGGGACGCGTACAACAATCACTTTCGTACTGACCTGATCGGCTATGGCCTTGAGGGATTTATACAACGTGCCGGTTTTACCAGTTTTGCCGAGCACATCATTAACCCGGTTAAACAAAACGGGCTTATTCAAAGGGAAAGTACCCGCATCAGCATCATCAGCCACGGCAACAATCCCAATGACACTGGAATCAATGTCATTAATGGCCGTGACCAGGTCAGTGTTTTCCCTGATGCGCGCACCGTGAAAACGTTGTTCACTCATGTTTTCCACCGTTGCGGTTGTTGAGGTTCCCCGTGATAATCCGCCATCTTCCCCGCCATAGCACTAAACCCGCGTTCTTCCCGTACTGCGACAACAAAAAGGGTTACGGCTTCCCGCGCGCACGTGTGATCCTTCGGGCAACGGAGGGACAGAACACATGACACCCACAGACGCCATCACACTAAAAATTAACAGCTACATGGACACCCTGAATGATGCAGTGAAAGTGCCGGATTTCAGTATCACCGCAGGCCAAGACGAACTGAATGATCTGAACAGGCGGGTAATGTCTGTCTCAATGACCGATAACCGGGGTTTTGAGGCTGATCAGGTTGTTATCTGCGTGGACGATACTGACGGCGAAGTACAGCTCCCAAAGCGCGGCACGAAGCTTGCCGTATCGATGGGATGGAAAGGTGAAGCCCTGATTTACAAGGGGCTGTATATCGTTGACGAGATCTCACACAAAGGCCCGCCTGACCGCCTTGATATCACGGCCAGCAGTGCCGATTTTCGCGCTGAGTTCAACGTTAAGCGTGAAGTGTCCTGGCATGATGTGACCGTCGAACGCGTCGTGTCTGCCATCGCTCACCGCTACGGACTGAAGGCGCAGATAAGCGAAATGCTGATGGATATCGAAATCGACCACGCCGACCAGACTGATGAAAGCGATATGTCATTTCTCACCCGCATGGCCGACATGCTGGGCGCCATCGCCACAGTCAAGAACGGCAGCCTGTTATTCATTCTGCCGGGCGGCGGCGTCACGGCAGGCGGCAAAGCGCTACCCTCTTTCGCCCTGACCCGCAGCCACGGCGACAGACACCGATTCCGCATTTCAGACAGGCAGGCCTATACAGGCGTAAAGGCGTACTGGCTGGATCTGAACTTCGGACAAAAAAAAGAAAGTCAGCGTTAAACGCCGCCGCAAGCCCGCAACGTCAAAAAAAGAGAAAAGCAGTAGCCGCGAAGGCGACTACATGGAAGGCGCAGACGGCAACGTTTACGTACTACGCAAGACCTACCAGAACGAAGAAGCCGCAAAGCGTGCAGCCGCCGCCAAATGGCAGCAGCTACAGCGCGGCGCGGCGGAGTTTTCCATTACGCTGGCGCGTGGCCGTGCAGATCTCTACCCCGAAATGCACGGCTCCGTGTCTGGCTTTAAAACCGATATCGATAACGAAGACTGGATCATCGCCAAAGCGGAACACACTATCGACGAGAACGGCTTCACCACACACCTTGAGCTGGAATTAAAAATTCCTGAATGGATAGAATAAAAGGAATAACTGGAATAATATAAACGGCAGACTTATCAGTATGAGGGCCTGCCTTTGTTTCCCTGTCCGATATGTGGCGCATCATCCAGAACCCGCACCAGCCGAATGGAAAACAAGGAAAGAACCATCAGACGGACTTACTACCAGTGTAATAACCTGGAATGCGGCGTCAGCTTCTACACCCTCCAGTCCGTCATCGGCCTTGTAGGAAAAAACAAGACCGAAGACAAATCCATTCCGTGGGAAGACCTCCCTTCAAGCCATCGCGGACGTAATCAGCTTAACTTCGATCTCGACCAGAAAGACGAAACATAAACCAACAGGATTCACCCATGACAATAACAGGCGAATTTGACGGGTTTTAGTTTTAAGTAGCGGGGCGGCGGGAAATCAGTAGAATAGTCGCGGGTGCCTTCGACGCTGGTCGGAGGTTCGCCAAAGGCCAGAAAGACGAAAGCCCCGGAAAACATTTCTGTTTAACCGAGGCTCTAGCCGAACAACCTTAAGCAAGTGATAGGTTAGCGCCTCTCCGATAAGGAGTAAAGCGCATGTCGCAAAAATCGCTATCCACCATCGCAATTTGTATTGCGGTGGTACTCATAATCTGGATGTTACGCGGTTCGTTATGCGAGCTACACATGAGATTAGGAGGTGCGGAGTTTGCGGCGTTCTTACAGTGTAAGCAGTAA